TCAGGGCAGAAGCCTTGCTGACTTCTATATGAATATGTATCTCGAAAATCAGGATGATCCAATTTATTCAGATTCAATTTCGATCCGGGTTTTAAGTCAAAAGTTTCAGTGGATAGAGTACGATCCCGAAAAGGAAATTACCCGCAATAAAACTATCTTGGTCAATCGGCTTTTGGATGAGGCCCGTGATCAATTAGGTTCTGTGCGATGTGGTAAGCCGGTGAGCAAAGTTTTGCGGGCGATGCCGGAAGACGAGCAGAAAAAATTCCAAAATATTAAATGCCAACGCCAGCTTCGGTGTCTTGTCAGTTACACCGGAAAAACTGCCGATGGTGAATCGCATTCAGTTGAAAATATTCCGGCTCTTTTCGTTTTGAGGGGAAGTAATTTCATGGGATTTGAGGACGAGGTCATTAAAAAAATGCCACGTTCAAAGAATTTCTACGACTTTAATATCGAAGTCTCCTACGAAGAAATGAAGACCGGTACGGTGTATTACCCGATTTATCATTTTAATCCTGATCTTGCGAATCTGATTCCTCTCGACGAAGAAACTGTTCAGACGATGCAAGTCTTTGCAGAACAGATTAAGCAAGAAAACGATCAGATAGAGCGGGCGCATCGCAATGCGGTAGAAAAGCGGAATCTAAGCGATGACGCTGCCGATGCAATCGAGGGCGTAGCCTACGAAAGCCTCGACGACGATCTCAAAGACTCCGAGTAATCTGACATGAGCGCAGAGGTACTCGAAGCACAAATCCGTCTTGTGATGGATCGCCTTTCAAATGGTGATCCTGTCGAGGTTCGGGAAGAAGATATCCAAGAAGCGGTGTCTCAATACGAGGCACTTCTCCGCCGTATCTTTAACCGAGACAACGACAAATTTCGCATTAGGATGTCGAACATTGGCCGCCCCCTATGCCAACTCCAATTGGAAAAGGCGGGGGTTGATCGGGCCCGTATGCCCTATGAGAGCGTTCTTAAATTTCATACCGGCGACATCCATGAAGTTTTCATCGAATTGATGTGCAAGGTTGCGGGTGTAAATATTACCGGCGGCAAGTCTCAAGCAAAACTAGATGTGGCTGGTGTTACGGTTTCAGGTGAGGACGACATTGAAATCGACAATAAGGTATTTGATACCAAATCAAGCAGCCCGTGGGCTTTCGAGAACAAGTGGGGCAACGGCTGGGGGGTTATCAAGTCGGAAGATAATTTCGGCTATGTAGCCCAACTTCTTGGCTATTCGGATGGTCTTGGACTCGCGCCAGGTGGTTGGATTATTACCAACAAAAGCACGGGCGAAGTAAAAGTCGTCGAAGCAGAATTTTCAGAAGAAGATAAAGAACAAACCCGAAAGAATACTGAAGAAACTGTAAGCGCACTGGTTTTTGATACCCCGTTCTTTAGGTGCTTTGAGCCCGAAATAGAATACTTCAGACGGGTTCCAACAGGTAGCAAGCGTCTCGCAACAGCCTGTACCTTTTGCTCATTCAAAAACAATTGTTGGCCGGATGCAGTTTATATGCCCCAGACGGGCAGTAAGGCTGTGAACCCCCGCCACTATTGGTACTCGGAGTACAACGATGCCGTTCCGAAATCTTAGAAGCAAAGCATTAGCTGCCGGGTATCGAAGCGGCCTTGAAGAAGATATCGGGGTGCAATTGAAGTCATGTGGCATTGAGGCGGAGTACGAGCCTTTCTCAATCGCATACACACAGCCACCACTCTTTCGGAAATACACACCTGACTATGTTCTGCCTAACGGCATCATTATCGAAACCAAAGGTCGTTTCACGTTGGAAGACAGGAAGAAACATATCTGGATTCGAGATGAATACGGCCCGTCTCTTGATCTCAGATTCGTCTTTAATAACCCTCGCGGGAAACTTCGCAAAGGTGCAAAAACCACCTATGCCGATTGGTGCGAACAGCATGGTTTTAAGTACAGCGGCTCTGAAATCCCGTCGGCTTGGCTTACTGAAAAACCCAAAAAACGCTCGTTGTCACTTCTTGAAAAGATAAGGAACGCCTGATGGCTGAAAAACAATTCAACGGCGTATTTATTGAAATCGTTCCCGGCGAAGATCATTCACTTGAATTTCGGTGTGGTTATTCATTTCCTAAAGATTATGACCCGGAGATGGTCGATTACTACCGCACGATGGTTGCAGGGATCTTCGGAGTCATCAGCACACACCCAGACGATTTAATCAACGTCGGGGAGATCGTTCGCACCGTGTCTGATTTTGATGTGCCGCCCACCCCAGACGATGACCCCGAGATTGCATTTGAGCCTGACAACACACTGCTTGAAAGACTTGGCGGTGGGAAAGTTATTGATTTAACGAACTACAAGTTTGACCCCAAAAAGAAGCATTAGAATGGCAGATTTAATCATTGGATTATGTGGATCGAAGGGATGCGGTAAAAGCACCATCGCATCTTATTTGAGTGCCCACCACGACGCAACCGTCGTCAAATTTGCTGACCCCATTAAAGATATGATGAGAATATTGGGTCTGTCTGATGACGAAATCAACGGCCCACTCAAAGAGGAGCCGTGCGAAATACTCGGTGATCGAACCCCGCGATTTGCACAGCAGTCTCTCGGCACTGAGTGGGGTCGGAACACCATCTCGAAAAGCCTGTGGGTAGACGCTTGGATTAAGAAGACAAAAGAAACACCCGGCGTTGTGGTCTGTGACGATGTCAGGTTTCCTAATGAACTAAGAGCAATTGATGATCTGAACGGTGTGACGGTCTGGATCAACAGAGATTCGGTGTATGGGGGCGATGACGTTCATGCATCCGAAAACTCCATTGACTACTCCTATTGTGACTTCACCTCTGATAATGACCGCGCTGTTCATCTCGTGGCGCAAGAAGTCCTGTCCGACTGTTGGGAAATTAAAACATTGCGGGGGATTGGCTGATGCACATTCACCAATTTTTCACCGCGCAACTCTTTGATGACAACGAATGTGAGAAAATTCTCGACATCACAAAGGGCGGCAAATTACAGCCAGGAACAACTCTTGCCCACGGCCAGAAGAACAAGAAAAGCTGGGCAAGGAACTGCGATTTAAAGTGGTTCCCTCCGACTGCACAGACACAGTGGATTTTTCAGACTCTCGGAAATGCAGTCCGAGATATCAACATGAAAACTCTTCAGTTCAATTTGGACGGCGGAATGGAGCATCTCCAGTACCTTGAGTACCGGATGGGGCAGTATTACGGCCACCACACAGACAATAGCGACGACAAGGTTGCCACCAGAAAGTTTACCGCTGTCGTCCAACTTTCAAACCCCAAAGATTATGTCGGCGGATCACTGAAGGTCGAGGGGCTTTCACCAACTCGTCGTGGCAAAGGATTCAACAAGGCCCCCAAAAACAGGGGGATGTTGGTTCTGTTTCCAAGCCATCTGAATCACGTTGCGATGCCCGTTTTGTGGGGCAAGCGCAAATGCATGGTGTGCTGGTTCCACGGCAAAGAAGCACTGAGGTAGATAATATGTCGAATACTTTTCCATCTGATTTTGAAGAATTCATTTATACATCGCGTTACGCTCGTTGGATTGAATCTGAAGGGCGGCGCGAGCAGTGGCATGAAACTGTCGCCCGTTATGTCGGGTTCATGCGTAGTCACGCCACTGAGTTCGGTAAAGACAACTCTTTTGAGTGGGATAAAATCGAACGTGCGATCATTAATTTTGATGTAATGCCGTCAATGCGGGCATTGATGACTGCTGGCCCTGCTCTCGCACGGGATAATACAGCGGGGTACAACTGTGCGTTCAATGTAGTTGATGACCCAAAGGTTTTTGACGAGGCAATGCATATTCTCCTGTGTGGAACAGGGGTTGGTTTCAGCGTCGAAGAAAAATACATCAGAAAGCTGCCTGAAATCCCGGATGAACTCTTTGACAGCGAAACAACCATCGTTGTTAGAGACAGCAAAGAGGGCTGGGCAAAAGCACTCCGGCAACTTATTGCCCTTCTTTATAGTGGTGAGATACCAAAATATAATCTTAGCAAAGTGCGCCCAGCCGGGGCCCGCCTCAAGACTTTTGGGGGCCGTGCAAGTGGCCCAGGCCCGCTCAATGAGTTGTTCTTATTTGTAATCAACGTATTTAAGAATGCGTCAGGTCGGCGGCTGAACAGCCTCGAATGTCATGACATCATGTGTAAGATCGGAAAGGTTGTCGTCAGTGGTGGTGTCCGCCGCAGTGCGATGATTTCCCTTTCAGATCTTGGCGACGATAGAATGCGCCACGCCAAGTCCGGTCAGTGGTGGGAAAACAATCAACAAAGAAGTCTCGCAAACAACTCGGCTGTCTATAAAGACAAGCCGGATTGCGAAACCTTCATGCGCGAATGGCTCTCGCTGGTTGAATCTAAAAGCGGTGAGCGCGGGATCTTTAATAGGTTGGCCTCGCACAAACAAGTGCAAGCCAACGGAAGACGCGAAGAGAACTACGAGTGGGGTACAAATCCCTGTTCTGAGATCATTCTTCGCGGCCCCCGGCGGGGGAGCAACGGCGAATTCGTCGTTGGCACCGGGGGTCAGTTTTGCAATCTCTCTGAAGCCGTTGTGCGCTCGGGAGATACACTCGAAGACCTCAAGGAAAAGGTGCGGATTGCAACGATCATCGGCACTCTTCAAAGCACCCTTATTCATTTTCCTTATCTTCGGAAATCGTGGCAGAGAAACACCGAGGAAGAGAGACTCCTTGGCGTTTCGCTGACCGGTATTATGGATCACACAGTCCTTGCAAATACCGTTGACTCAGCCCGTTGGCTTGAAGAGTTGCGTGAGGTTGCTGTCTCGACAAATAGTGAATACGCCGCCCATCTCGGGATTCCACCAAGCGCAGCAATCACATGTGTCAAACCATCGGGAACCGTATCTCAACTGGTTGATGCAGCCTCTGGTATCCACACCCGACACAGCCCGTTCTACATCCGGACTGTTCGTGGTGATAAAAAGGATGCGCTGACGCAGTTTATGATTGATGCGGGCATTCCAGCGGAAGATGACGTTACAAATC